GACGTGTGCTCTTCCGATCTTGTTAGTGTACATATAAGTACTTTTAGTGAGTTTTACACTATCATGTGACTTAGTACATAAAAACATTATAAGAGTTTCTGTTCTTTTAAAATAAAATTCATGATCTTCTTGAGGTGAACTAAAATACTTTTTAACAAATTTTAAAAAATCTAATCCTTGATCTGTATCTGCTACTAAATACCAAGCATTAAAATCATTAAAATTAAATATAAACTCTTTAAATAAAACGTTATTTATAGATCCGGGTGTATATTTTTCTGTAAACTCTCTGAGAGTACTAATGCGAAAGTAATAATTATTTACCCAAGCAAATATCTGATCTTTATAGTTATATCTTTTTAATTTCTTCTCAAGACAATACATATAAACTCCCCTCAGCATACTTATAAAAATCTAAAGGATTTTCACTATATGTAAGTTTTTCTCTTTTATTTAATCTGAAAAAGACTTCATATAAAAATAAAGCATAAGTTAACCAAATTAAGTTATCTTTACTAGCTCTATTTGTAAAATAATTAAATAATCTAGTAGTTCTAAAATGTAATTGGCTTATAGCATTATATACGGTATCATTAAGTGTCATATAAGTATAAGGTGTAAAATAATCTACCATTCTAGTATGTGGTTTAAGACATAAAAACTCTATAAGGGTCTTTGTTCTTTCATAATAAGATTTAGGTTCTTCTTTTGGTTCTTTAAAGTATTTATTAACAAAATATAAAAAATCTAAACCTTGTTTTGAATCTACATTTAAAGACCAACTATCAGACCAAAATTCATCACATTCTTCATAATATACAGCAATATCTCCTAATTTAACTGAGGTCTTTTGTATATAAAGTCTGCTAAAATAATAGCAACTTAACCAACTCTCAAAGCGTTGTCTATAGCTACCAAAAGTAAAATTCTTTTCTAAACAGTACATGTAAACTCCAATAAAAAACCCTCACAATGGAGGGTTTTATTTAAAATAAATTAAGTTGTTGCAGGATTTGCTTAGCGGGTAAACCTTTAAGTCTTACCCATTCATGTAGGTCAATACAGTATTTATAAAGCCTATATGGTTTTGCTGCATTATCTACTCTATAAATATCTCCTGTTTCCATATGTATATAACATCTACAAAACATCATAGACTCCTTAGAATAGTTTTATGTATTATAAGGTGAAATATGATATTTATTAAATAGTTTTTCTAAAGGTTTAGTTAGTTTCTTAGACTTAGGGTAAACTAATTGTTTACCTGTTAGTTTACATAGTTTATTAAATTGTCTCTTTGAAACTATTGGTTCCTTTAGTTTTTCTGTAGGATGTATATAAGGATACTTAGGGTATTTATAATATTGGGATAATTGGATAAGCCATATTAGTCTTTCTTCTGTAGTTGTAAATTGCTTAAATCTTTTAAGATTATTCCATATCTTACCCTCTACTAAATTACACTCTTTACAAAGAACTCCACGAACCAAACCATTACCATTAATGATATTGGCATCAGATTTTTTATTCTTATGTTGGTGGTCTAATACTGCTTCTTCTAAGGTAATAGTTTTACCACATATAGCACACTTATTACCCTGTTTATGTAGTATCTGTTCTTTGATGGGTTTAATTTCAGTAGAGGTAAGTTGTTTTATCATTTAAGTATTGAAGCCAGATTTTCTTTAATTTCAGCCAATTCTTTGGTTAAATTATCTTGTTTTACAGTTAAATAAGCTATATGTTCTAATAAAGTTTTTATTTCTTCAGATAGGCTTTTATATCTAGTAGCTAATTTTACTACATTATCAATCTTAACTGTATCATCTTTATGTGCTTCAATACTCTTATTATCTATTAAAGCTTTAAAGTCAGCAATAATAGTAGGAAGGCTTAAGTCTCCTAAATTAAATGCTGACCTATCTTTAATCTTCATTTTTGTTAATTTACCTGTTTTAAGGTTAAATCCCATAAGTCTAGGTAAAGGAATATAAAAAGATTCAGTATTTTTACATACATTAGGGATTAAATAAGCATATTTAGTCCAAAAGTTTTTAGCTAATTGATAATTATAAATGCATTCCTGTTCTGTAGGAGTTGCTTCAAAATTAGTTAAATCATCTAACCAGATATAGCACATTAAACGCCATAGAGTAATAGTATAACCTTCCCTTATAATACATCTGGTAGGATGTTGTTTATTTTTGTAAATTGGTACATGTACATTATCTGGATTATATAAAGCACCTTTATTAGATAAAGCATATCCTTTATAGGGTCCATCCATGATTTCTCTTAAAGTCTCAGTTACTTCTCTATAATGAAATTCTTTAAATATATTCATAATAATACCTATGGCATGGGTAATAGGAATTGAACCTATATTACTTGGGTCAAAGCCAAGTGTAATAACCTTTATACGATACCCATAAAGATGGTGATTCCGATAGGACTTGAACCTATATCTTGACAATTATGAGTTGTCTGTTTTAACCAATTAAACTACAGAACCATATTAGACGTGTTTAAATTGTTCGTGCTCTATGATTTTATTTTTATACTTATCATACCAACCAAAATTTCTATTGCATTGAACGCATAGAAAACCTCTAAAGCGTTTTAAATTATGGTCATGGTCTACACATAGAGCATTTGGTGTTGTTTTATCATTAGGATGGGTATTGGCAGTTTCAATTTTACCGCAAATATCACACTTATTAGAATGAGCTAAACGCTTTTCTTGTAGTTCTTTATAAGTAATATCTAATTCATCCTTTGTTTTTTCAATAATAACTTTTGAATTAAATAATTCTTCTTTATGTTTTTATCCTACATGAGCATTTAAAGCGTTTATAGTTTTAAATTGTTTTTGACAAAACTTACAACTAACCATTTAATATAACCTTACTTGTATAGAGTCATATGTTTAATAGCAAAGACTCTTTCTAAAGTATCTGTGTCTATTTTATCATCTCTAATAGATACAAATCTAGGATGATTTAAAGTAAATGTAGGCTTATCAGGAGATTTAATTATATCATTAAATTCTACTGTAATTACTTTACCTATGTATTTACTTGGTTCCTTAGAAAATTCTATCATCTGTTTATCAGTAAAACCTGAACATTGACCTATGATAGTCTTTTCATCATTAGCAAATTCAATAGCACCTATGTACTGTTTTCTCTTACCAGTTCCTTCTGTAAAACCTGTAATACGCATATCAGCATCTAAACATAGTTTTACTTTATACTGTAGTCTAGAAGTACCATTAAAGAACATATAATTAAAGTCTTTAATAATAGCTCCTTCTAAACCTTTAGCCATGAACATATGAGCTACTTGTTTACAAGCAGCAAGACCTTTACAGTAATAAGTAGGAACCAGCTTAATATGCTTTGGTTCTTCACATTGAACTAAGACTTTAAGAGCTTCCCATCTAGCTTTATATCTAGCTTGAACAAGTTTAGGGTTATCAATATAATCCCATACAGTAAAATAAATATCTTCATAAGGAGGATTCTTACTATTTAATTCACCGTTACCTTTGAATCTATTCTCTTTAGGATTATCTGCAGGACCTATGGTCCACTCTCCCATATAAATACCATCACCTAGTTCAAGTAACTCTTTCTCTAATATAGGATTAGAGTATTCTTTACCTGCTCTACTATAGAATTTAACTGTACCATTTGATACTACAGCTTCTCTATAAGAACCATCACACTTAAGCTGTGTATAGCATGGAAATGTAATGTTCTTTTTAATGATGTCTTCATTATAAATACTACATCTACAATATTTCATAGTAAGGAGTATCCTATTAAAAGACTAATATCTTCTTGTAACTGTGGGTCTAATTTTACAGGTTCATCTACAATATTTAATTTACTCGTATTAACTACTTGTAAATATGTATTACTACTTACTTCTTTAGGTAATTGATATATAAATTCCGGAAAGAAACTTCTTAATAAACAATTACTATTACTACTATATTTAAAGCAAAGCTTTTCATATTCAGGTAGTAATTTAGCTAAACCTGCTTGAATAGATTTCTCTAAAGAAAGTACTTTCTTTACACCATCTAAACAAATCTCTAGTTGTTCTTTATCTTCTGGTTCTATTTTAGTTAGCATCTCTACTAATTTAAGGTCCCAAGTAATAGATATTAACTTTAAAATACTTTCAGTATCAGAATATTTACTAGCTACATTCTTAATAATACTTTTATAATATTTTAATGCAGGCTTAGATGCTGCATTAATAAATGCATTACAAAAGTCGAAATAATTATTAATTACAAAATAGTCCATATTTACGTTTTAAATCTCCATAAAAAATAATATGAGATTTAGCTCTAGAACAAGCTACATATAATAATCTAGCTGTGACACCTGATTGTGTACATGTAGATAAGTCATTAGCATCAATAAATACAGTCTCTAGAGTTGACCCTTGAGCTTTGTGTATAGTACAAGCATCTCTTGGTCTTAAATCTAAATAACCTTCTTTAATAGCAAAATATTGATACCATTTCTTATTTTTAGATAGCATTTTAAGTAAAGCTTTAATCTGCATATAAGACTCAGGTAAAGCTACATGTAATTCTATACCATGCCATTTAACTAGAGCTTCTGTTAAAGATACAGGAGGATAGCCTTCAGCTAATGATCTCTGAATACCTCTTTTAAAAACTCTTTCAATGTACACTTCGTCTTCAACGTGAATAGTCTTGTTGCCAAGACAACACACACTATTAGCAATATAATAGTCACCATCGTTATATACCTCTGTTTGCCCTCTTAAATTCTTAATATAGTTGTTATAAGTAACAGCTTGTTTATTAGTGTAAGTAAGGCTTCTAGCTTCATTACCATTCTTATCTACAAACTCTTGTTTGTATGCTTGTGCAATTAAATCATTATCATATAAATCAATAATACCTTTATATAATTTAATAGGCTTAAACTCTCCTGTAATAACAGTTTCTTTAAGCTGATTACATAGGTCTATTAATTCTTGATGATTAGCATTACGCATAGGAATAGTTAAAGTATGTTCCTTTAAATGCTTAGAATAGACCGGGGATAATCCAGATTTAACCGGGGTTAATTGATATTTATCTCCTACATAAATAATCTTACATTCATGGGTTAATTCATTAATAAACTCTAATAACTTACTATCTACCATTGAGCATTCATCAATAAAAATAACAGTGTTACATATAACACTGGTTTTATTAGACTTCTTTAACTCAGTAGTACCTTTCTCAAAGTCAGGTCTAACAATAAGACCAAATAAAGACTGAATAGTAGAAGTATCCATTCCTGTAGTTGTTTCTAAAGATTCAGCTGCTTTATTAGTAGTAGCTGTTAAAGCTATATCTCTATACTTTGGTTCTACATTAATAGCTTTACAGCCTTCTAAATATTCTTTAAAGCTTACAGTAGCTAAATGTTTCATAAGATATGATTTACCATATCCTGCACTAGCATCAATTAGAAATTCTTTATCATCACTGAATAAAAAATCTCTAAATTCTTCTGCAATAGCTTGTTGATCTTTATTTAACATCTTCAGTCTCTTTCTTCTTAGCCTTTTTAGTTCTTGGTTCTTTAAGTTCAGCTTTAATCTTATAAATATCTAAGATAGCTTGTAAGATTTGTCTTTTCTCATGAGAACCAATAGAACAAATTTCATCTTTACTTTCTAAGGTAATATTTAATGGCTTATTAGGATTAGATAAGAACTTTCTAATACCTACCTTATTCTTTTCTTTTGGCTCTTTTGAACCCGCAAATAAACTAAATAAATTTAACATAAATGAATCCTGTAAAAATAAATAAAAAAACCAAAACAAAAAAATAAAAGACCCAGCATTAAGCTGGGTAAAAATATAAGAAACAAGGTGTGACTATTATTATAATTTATTCACAGAATCTTCTATATTGGTTATAACCTTTATAGTTAGATAATCTGTAATCTTTATCATCACATGGAGTTGCTACAAATTCCATTGGTGACCAATGACCTGATGTTTGTAATTTATTAAATAACTCTAAATCTTTCTGAATAGAGCTAGTACCATCAAAAGCCTTATAAGATACTCTAGCACATCTAGCACAGGAAACCTTGCATAGCTCGTCAACGGTGGCCATTTCTCTATCAGATGAGGTAATGTATGGCAAGTGCCACTCACCTTTCTGTAAGAGCTTTGGTTCGCTGTTATCGAGGGCTTTATGCATAGCTACTGCTAGTTCTCTAATTTCTGGTTGAGCATCTGGTGCTTCTCTTAATTTAAAGAAGTTATCAAAGTCTGTACCAGCTAATACCATATCGCTATAAGTGTATGGCTCTAGTACTCTATTAACTACTTGTTTATGAACATTTAAGTCTAATAAAGCATTAGCTGTAAGCACAGCCTGACCTGCTGCTAACTTCCATTGGAACTCTGCTTGTTCTAAATCTGTACCTTCTAAAGGTTTACCTGCGGTCATGCCTTTCTGATTAGAACCAAATTCTACAGGACCCCATGGCTCTGTATCTACTTGTTTAATGATATTAGCAGTAGGATTAGCTCTAGAACTTCTTACACAAAAGCTAAAGCATCTGTGTCTAGTAATCTCTGGTAAGATAGCTCTCCAGAATTTTAACTGAAAGGTAGTCAATCTATGACCATCTTTAGTAATACTATCAGCTAAGATAGTTACTGTAGGTTTATTCTGAATAACTCTATTCATAGAATTATCTAAAGTAGCAGTAGCAAACTTAGCTAAAGGACTATCTCCAAATAGAGTACCAACGAATTTATGTAAGTTTTCGTCTATCATACTAATCCTCGTTATACTCTTTAATAACCTGTAGAATTTCTTCTGCTGTTAAGGTTTTAAAGAATGTAACAACCTTAAGACCTTGAATAGAATCCAAGAAATCAGAAATATTATCTAAGATAAGGTCATTAGCTGTAGTAATTAAATAAGTTACATATTCTAAGAACTTATCATCAGGTAAAGAACCATCATAAGCATGTAAGGTCTTTAAATAAGAATCAAACTTAATCTGAGTATTACCTCTATCAAGTAACTTACTAATACTATCTAACATCTCTAAGAAACTAAACCAAGCATCAGGTAATTTCTTCTTTGGTTCTTTCTTAACTGGTTCTTTCTTAAATAATTCTTTCTGTACAACTTTATCTAAGTCTTCTTCATAATTGGCTAATTCAGCAGTTACTAAATTCTTAGCGGCATAGATATTACCAATCATAATTGTATAAGCAATAGGATAGTTATCCTTATATAAATTAACAAGTGATAATAATAAATCACTAGGTGTATGGATAGATTTAGACTTAATATGATCTAAATACCATAAACATTTCTTTAAATCTTCTTTACCATTCTTATTCTTATAGCGAATAGCATATTTAATAGCATTACCTTGTGCAAAATAATAATACTGACAAATATCAAATGGCTGAACATTTAAAGTCTTATTAGCTAAAGCATAGTGCTTTGGATTATTTACATTATCATATTTCATAATATTTATCTAAAAAAATACCCTGTATAAACAGGGTATGTTGTACTGTTGAAATTAGTTACTTATTTGATTCTGCTACTGACTGTTTACGGAAGTCCTTAAACTTCTTCTCAAGATGAAGAGTTAGAACACGTGCTCTACGACCTGAAGCCTTCCAACGCTCCTGTCCCTGTACTACTCTTAACTCTTTCTCTAAGTCATTTAATCCTTCTAGAATCTCATTTACTAAATCTAACATAGTTAATCCTTAATCTCTATTACTTTACCTGTGATGGGGGTTTCTCGATACTTTTTATCTCGCTCTAAAGTAACCCATAGAACTGGTACCTTAACTGGTTGCATAGGAGAACAATACAAATCAGTTAAGATAATAGCTGCTGTAGGTTTCTCTTTAAGTATCAAGTTTCGTACATCCTCATACGAGGTACCCCCTCCGTTAACAATGGATATATTACTAAAAGGTTTATCTTTTGTAAATACGTCTGTACGCAATATATGTGTATCAAACTGAATTAGAGTTAACTTCTCAGGGTGTAATTGTTCTTTAATAGCTTTAACCTCACTATTAAATATCTGTATGGTCTTATCATCAATAGAACCAGATACATCTAAGAAATAGATAAGATGTGTTAAAGCTCCTTCTCCATAGTCTAAACTAGGTAGATATAAATCTTTATATCTTCTATTAGGCTTCTTCCATGTAAAGTCTATTTTATCTAATGCTTCTGTACAGAACTTATGTAATAGTTTCCTCCATGAAATTTTAGACTTAGTAAATTCATTAAAGAATGTAATAAAGTCTTTACCTACTTCTGTACCTGCCATTTTAGCAGATTGAATAGCTTGTCCTACTTTACTAATAGCTTGGCTCTGTTCTTCTTTAGTAGCATCTTTTATATCTGCTATAAAGTTAGCAGGAGGAGTTATATGATTTTTTACTAATTCTTCATATATCTCTTCTTCTGATTTATCTTTATAGCATTTATTATATAAAGCTCCTTTAGGGAGTTTAGGCTGAACAGACCAATTACGATTATCTTCTAAAATTAAAGCATTGATATGATAATCACAAGCCATATTCCAGAGAAATGGGTCTCTGCTTTCTCTACGCATAGCATGTAATTTAGCTATATGCCATAACTCATGGATAATAGTAAAGAACCTTTCTTCTTTGGTTAAATACTCAAAGAAAAATACAGGATTAATTTTAAGATATACACCATTAGTACATGCTGTTTCAATGGTATTATCTATTGTTATTTCTGTATTAAATAAAAAGGAACCAATGAAGGCTAAATTAGGTTCCCTTATAATTTTAAGAGCTAGATTATCTAGCTTCTTCATTTGTTCCTGTTCTTGCATTAAAAGTCCTCTGTGCTATTAGCACTAATAATATTAGAACCTAGTTTTAAGATAGCTTTATTAAACTCAGGTACTGTTAATAATCTCTTATTTCTAGCTACTGTAGCTTTTAAGAATAAGTTAAGTAATGGTGAGTTCTCATATCTTTGAATATATGTTAAAAACTTACCTACATTCTTAGAGTTAGTAGATGAAATAAGTGCTGCTGTAATAGCAAACTTAAGGTTACTATCAGAACCAGTGAATAAAGGAATATTCTCTGGGTCTTTCTCAATATCAGTAATCTTAGGTAGTCTCTTAAAACATTTAACAAAGCTGATAAAATCAGCTGTAACAGAAGATGAAATAGTACCATTTAGTAAATTAATATCTAAATCATCTAAAGATTCTTTATCTTTAATTAATTTATTAGCAAATTCATATGTTCTAGGGCAAGCATATGTATCTGTACTCTCTGCTTCTGGATTAAAGGTACAGAATTTATCCTTATTAAAGGATAAGAAAGCTAGTAGTCTTGGGTCATATTGAAGTGGATAACCTACTTCATTGAACCAAGAATCAATATCTGGTCTCATGTTAATATGGACTACTCTTGACTGTAAAGCAGTACCCATATCATTAACAATAGCATTATCTTCTGTTCTATTAGATGCACATACTACAGCACACTTAGAATGTAACCTATATTGACCTACTTCTCTATCTAATACTAGCTTATAAGCTGCTGCTAGTACACTTCTAGGAGCAGACTTAAACTCATCTAAGAATAAAATAAAACCATTGTAGCCCTCAGGAATAGGTGTATCTTCTGTAGGGAAACAGTTAAAAGGTACAAACTTAGCCTCTGTATCTGTAAGCTTAGGTAAACCCTGTAAGTCACATGGGTCACATGTAGATAGACGTACGTCTATTAATTTACACTTCCATTCTTTAGCAATCTCTTTTACTAATTGAGACTTACCGATGCCCGGTTGTGACTCTAATAATGGAGTCAAGCCTGCTTTTAATGTTCTCTTTACCATCTCTTTTGCTTCAGAAGGTGTTACTGTTAAATCAATACTCATAAACGAATCCTATAAAAAAATAAAAACCCTCTTATGAGGGGCTATTCTAATCATTATTAAAATCTAGTTCTTTCTCTGGGTTATCTTGTGATAAATCTATATCGGTATCCTCTATTGGTTCATCGGTATAGTCATCTAATTCTATTAGTAGGTTATATTCATCCATTTGAATACTCTCCTTAAAGATTCTGTAATTAACTCTTGTGTAGTAACATCTTCATCGAATGTAATTTTATTTACACCCTCAGCTGTTACTTCAAATATATAATTCTGAAAGACATAAGTACTCATATCTTGATATTTAAACTGAAATACAGATTTACGCATTAAATACTTAATACTTTCTCTGTATTTCTTTTGGCTCTGTAAATCAATGTTGAACACTATTGTTCCTCCTATAGCTGAATAAGGGCGAAGCCCACAACAAAACGATACAGAGCCAACAATGCCTAACTTAAGGCATACTCACTATTTAAAATATCTTCACTGAAGTCATCAGGTTTAACCCAATCAATATTGATATTAGTAAACTGATGAATTAAATAGTTAAGCATATTAGACTTACTTATTCTGTACATAATATTTATGTACTGCTGTCTTAAATCATTACCATAATTAGGTAATACTCTAAAACAATCATGAATAGGTAATATCTCAAAAGACTTTTTTGGTAGAGAGTTAATTAACTCTTTAATAGTATCTTTATCTACCATATCTATATTAGAGCTATATAAATACTTTAATATTCTTGCAGATAAGAAACTGGATTTTAAGTATAAGTCCCATAGAGTATGAACCATGAAGTCATCTTCTAAGGTACCTTTTATCTTAGAACCATTAAGAATATTTAATACTCTTGATGCATCATTAGTAGATGAGCAACGAGTAACCATCTCTCTAACTACCATACCATCTACAGAATGAATTAGGTTAGCACCTAACATTCTTCCTTTATCTTGTGGTTTCTGTATTGAAACTAAAGTTTTATATGGCTTATCATCAAAGGTAAAGTCATATTCTTCTAGTCCTTTTACTTTAATATTTACATGGAAGTTATCTGGTAATATCCATGAATAACTATCTACTGTAGGATTCCATGCTGGACCTGCTAACCATTTGTTTAGCATCCATGCACTAGGCATCATTTCTGACATTGTATCCTCAAACTGTTCTACATTATCAGGGAATAGTTCTTTAGGCTTTTGTTTAGACCCGTATAAACTTGTCATAATAGCCTGTTTAACTTGGTCTCTAGTAATCATACCTAAAGGACCACATATTTCTTGCATACGCTTAAATACAACAGTATAGCCATCTACCCTAGGGCCTGTATTTATTACATTACATAGCTCTGCTGCTTTCTTATCTCCTGTAAGAATAGCTAACCATTGAGTACCACTAGCTGTAGCATCTAAGGATATACCATATCCTATTGGTTCACCTCTTTGTACAGCTCTTAAAGCATCTACAGCACATGCATACATACATGGGCTATCTGCTTTATCCTTAAATGACTCTAATTGAGCCATGTTATTCTGTACCCATTCTATTCGTTTATTCCATGGTTCTTTATCTAAACCATAGTTATTTGCAATATCAATCAGAAGGTATTCTAGACCTGTAAATTTCTGCATAAAAACCTCTATTAGTCTTTCGGCTATTTATTGCCAATTATGTAAAAAAGTTAAGAATTAAGATTTAGTAGTTAAAAGGTAGGATTTTAAAAAGTTAGGTTTTAGTTTTCTATGATTTCTTTATGTTTAAAATTAATTAAACTTTTACCATAGTCATTAGATTGAATATTAATATGATAGCCTTGAGAGTAACTTCTCCCTCTTCTATCATATTTCCAAGTTAGATAAAATGCTCTATCTTTGTATTCTTTTAATACTTCTTGTTGAGCATTATTAAATCTATCAAACATAGCTTTATTCATACCTTTATTCATATCAGCGTGCCAACTATTAGTATTATTATTAACAGCATACTCATTGAGTTCTAATTCAACAGAGTTCTCTTGATTAATATAATCTAAGTTAACATCTTCTTTAATATTAGACTTTAATACTACTCCTGTATTAAGTTTCATATGATAACCATCTTCTTGGTTCTTATGAACCATAGCTGGTTTAATATATAAAGGTAATGGATAACAATACATATCTAATATCTTTTGTTGTTCCTTACTAGGAACATATTTAGTTATAAACTTAGTACCATCCCAATCAATATAATCTTCATCAGTAGCTTTATCTAAAGCATCTGATATAGCTTGTGGGTCTTTTAATGTATTAAATAGTAGTCCTACAAATACATTAGGTACTAACTGTTTATATAACATTAGATAACCTATTATCTTAGATAATAATTTCTTATCTAAAGTAGTAGGTTTATCCACTGTATCAATTATCTCTTCAGCTATTTCAAATAGTCTAGGTAATAATTGATTCTTGTTATATTTCTCTTCTTGGTTCAACTCTTCTTCTATCTGTATAGACATTTAAAACCTTCTATAAATCTAATAACATTTTCTACTGTTGGTTCACCTATCCAAGTAGTAGTCTCTTTTAATTCTGGTACATAAATATACCAATGATTCTTTTCAAATGGATATTTAAAGATTACTGCTTTAATATCCTGTTTATCTAATAAAGCTTTTGCTTCTATACCAAAAACACCAGAGCATTCACGTAAATAACCATTAGAATATTTTTTGTTACTATATAAAAAACTTAAAAAGAAACTAGTACCTTCAGCTACTGGTATTTCTAGTTGTATTGGTACTAAACGACTTAATTCACATTTACAATTTATAATTACCATTTTTATTCCTTTTCATATATTCATAAGCAAGAGCACTTGAATATAATTTTGTAACTGTTTGTTTTAAATCTTTTAAATCTTTCTCTGCTAACTTAGCTCTTAATAGCCAAGCAGGTAAGAATATTGTAGGTACATTTAATTCTTCTTTATCATGATAATAGATAGCTATAATCTCTTCCTTATCTAGATAGGCATATCCATCTATATAATCATCTTCTATGGTTTTCTTTACATCTTTTAATACTTCTCCCATATAAAGTAATGAATATTCATAATGAACTATATGTGGTTTATTTAAGTTATATTTAAGAATAACTTTATCTTGTATAGGTATAATTACCTTAAAAGGCATCCTTTCCCATATAAATATCTTACAAGGTATTTGTATCATACATACCACCATTCAATAGTAACTATAACTATTAGAACCAAGCCTATAAGGCTATATCTAATAACCTCTAAATGTTCTTTCTTGAGCTTCATTTATTAAATCCTCTAAGTCTTCTTTGGTTCCTTCCCAAAGTAATACTCCGGGTTTTAAATATTTAGGCATTAACTCTCTAAATATATTCTTAGTAGTAGGTACATGTACCTCAAAAAACTCTACTACTACATCAATAGTATCGTCTTCATCAGTTAGATAAATAGTCTCCATATAAACTCCTTATAACAGCGACCATTAACAAAAAATAAAAAATAACCTAGCTTTCGCTAGGTTTATTTAACTATGCAACTTCAAAAGCTGTACAACATATTCTTTTATGGTCTTTATATATAGGATTTACAATAAGTAAATCATTTCTAAATTCTCCAGATTCTTTAACAGCATTAGCTACATTAATGTCTACTATAAAAAAGTCTATACATGGTCTCATAGGAGGTAATCCTTCTATATCTCCATATACAGTTTCATATACCTTTACAGGTCCAGATAAACCATTCTTTAAAGTAAATTGTATTGTGCCTGCTGAATCTTTTTGTACAGAGCATTTAGCTATTCCTTGTGAAGGAAACACTCTAATAGGTTTTTCTCCTTCTTTAATAGTAGAATTTTCTACTTGTGAAGGTAAATACAAATCTATTTCATAAGGAGTTAGGTTTATAATATTAAGGTCAGTAGACATTGCCTTAACTAATTCTTTATAATTCATCATATTTAATTCCAATCAATAGTAATTCTGATTACTTTCTTTTCTGTATTAAATACTGTTTCTTCTACCTCATGATAGAAATAGTCTCTAACCTGTGCAAAGGTTAGATCTTTCATCTGAGTAGCTACTAATAAACAATCTTTCTGATAAATCATAAGAGCCAATTCTTCGTTTGGCTCATTATGAATTAATTGTAATGCATCTAATAAGACCATTTATATTCTCCTTTAACAGCGTCTTATGAATAAACTAAGGAGGACCGAAGTCCTCCTTGTAATCGTTAGAAGAAGTCCTTGAAGGCTTTCTTTAAGACTTCCTGTTTATCAGCAGATACCTCTGCCTTTATCGAAGCCTTTACATGTAAATAGGTTACACCCATAGCAAGGTGCTGTCCCTCTTCTAAGCTCATACCGTATGCAGTAGCTAATTCGTCTGGTAAAGGACGAACTAGAGTTGTAAAGCTTTCGCCCTCAGGTAGGCTAGCTACCTTCTGTAAGAGAGCGATATTAGCATCACGTAGAATCCTACGAGCTACTGAAATTTGGCTATCACCTGAGATAGGCTTGAGAGATTCTAACCCCTCAATAGCCTTATCTAAGACCTTGCCTTTGAGGTCAGGGTTGCTGAAGGTAGTAACTACCTCCGGTTCTCCATTATCACCCTGCTGATATACAGCAAGGCAATCATTTTGCCAGAACTTAGCTGGCTCAGAAATACTATTGTTAGCGTTGAAAGAAGTGGTAGTAAAAGCAGAATTAATTAGTTTAGCCATGATATAAATCTCCAAGTATGACTATTAACGATGTGGTCAAGGTCTGATAACTAACAGCTATTGCTAGTTTAACAGTCAGACCTCTGACCCCCATAAAGCCCACAGGGCAACAATGACTGCGAGCTTGCGAGCACATGACCGCAGGTCATAATTAATGCGAGCGCAGCGAGCATAAGCTCGCAGAGCTTAATTATTGTGAGCGAAGCGAACATAAAAAATTGGTTCATTAAATGGGCATTATTGCCCGATAAACAATGGAGATAAACATCGGTATATAACCTGTGTTTAGTAGAACCACCATTGGTTCATACATGAAGACGTCCTCGTCTTCACTCTCCATTAAGCCCAAAGGGCTTCAATTCGTTTCGTAAGAGTAAGCACAATACATTTGTTATCACTACAAGTAGCAAATTAGTGTATTGTGTTTCGTGTGTATTTCGTGTTTATTTAAAAAATAAAACGAGACCTACCCTTTCGGATAGATCTCGTATTCAGAAGTTAGTTATTCGATACCTAACTTCTTTAATTGATTGTTAACGTAAGCTTTGTTTTCAGCGGTTAAGCTGTTCATGGCCATTTGCTTAAGACTAGCAGATGCGCAAAAGCCTGCGATACCTAGCTCTCGCAAAGAGAGCAGGTTAGTAGTCATAGACTGGATACCAGCCTTTAGTGATTCACTGCATACATTTGCAAGAGTTGGATTTGAATTTGAAGTTGAAGTTGAAGTTGTATTAGCCATGATGGCCTCCTATTAAAAGTAAATGGATAAGTACACCTGCACCTATCCTCCATTAAGCCCAAAGGGCAACAATAATCCATAGTGTCCTATGTGTTATGTGTAGAGTGTGAGTGTAGGTGTAATAGGGGGGGGGCCTCTTCTAAATCCCCTCTCCACTCCCTATACACAGCACTCATATTAATTTTTAAATTTTCCTAATGCGGTTTGAATTTAATGAATGACTAATAAACAATGAATGATGAACTAATGATTATTAGTCATTAGTTCTTTATTAAACATTCATTGGTTGTTTATTTGATTTAAAAGAAAAGAAATAAGAAAGAAAAGAAGAAAGAGAAAGAAAGAACCAAAGAAAGAGATAGAAGTAAAGAATAGAACAAAGATAAAGAAACCTATGCCCACCCGCCGCCCTTAATAATATAATATAAATAGTATATAATCAATCCCTAATATATAACTATATAGAAAGCTATAAAGGAGGTGGGTATGAGTACCCCTGATACAAAGTTAAATATAGAAACAGTAAAAAAAGTAATGCCGGGTAGATTAAGAGGAGCTATTACCCAAGAGTTAGTAGATAAAATAAATACTATTAGTACCGATCCAGTATTAACAGAGGAAATTAAAAAGAACTTCCTTGGGTATACTAATGTATTACAGGAAGGTAGATATAAAACAGAAGACTACCTTAATGCTGTAATCTATGTTAGTTATAAACTAATGGGTTATTCTAATCAAGATTCTTATATAAAGACCTTCCCTCAAAGGTATCAAATATTAGTAAGTAAAGGTATACCGCAGAAAGATATAGCTGCTTATGTGACAGCCTACAACAGAGGTAAGCTAGTTAATAAGATATTAGAACAAACCTTGGTTCCTACATGGGTATTGAACCAAGATATATATCAGAAAGCTATTAATACTCAAGCAGCTTTACTAAATAGTAAGAGTGAAAAAGTAAGATTCATGGCTGCTGATAGTATTCTTACTCACTTAGCTAAACCAGAGAAAGCTGGTCCTTTAGTTAATATTGAAATGAACCAGAATACTGGAATAGAAGACTTAAGGGAAACTTTAGTTAAATTAGCTAATGTACAGCAAGATTTAATTAAACAAGGTAAAGCTACTACTAAAGATATAGCTGAACAAAAGATAGTAGAAGCAGAGGTAGACTAATGGCTTTAGAAAAGAAAACCTTAGATACATGGTTAGACCATGTAGATTATCAAGATTTAGCTACTGGTTCATATGTTCCTAGTACATTTGCTATAGGATTTATGAACTTTATTAAGTTAGTTAATGGAGCACAGGGAGAAGGTAATAAGACCCCTCCTGTACATCTTAAAATGCTTGATAAGTTAGCTTCACCTAGTCAATATGTAGCTAATCTAATCTTCCGTGGTGCAGCTAAGACTACTTTATTTATGGAGTATTTAACTCTATATCTAGCAGTATTCCATGAATTACCTTACTTAGGTGATGTATCAGGAATGATATATGTAACTGATTCTATCGAGAATGGTGTTAAGTCTGCTAGAAAGAATATTGAGTATAGATATGAGAACTCAGAGTTCTTAAAAGAACAACTACCCGTTGCTAAGTTTACCGATACCTATATAGAGTTTGCTAATAAAGCAGGTCATAGATTAGCAGTTAAACTATTTGGTGCTACTACAGGTATCCGTGGTACTAAGATATTTGGTAAAAGACCTACATTATGTATTCTTGATGATTTAATGTCTGATGAAGCATCTAAGTCTAAAGTAATTTTACAGTTAATTAAAGATACTATTTATAAAGGTGTAAACCATGCTTTAGACCCAACAAGAAGAAAGGTTATCTTTAATGGTACCCCATTTAATAATGAAGACCCATTGGTAGAGGCTATTCAATCAGGTGCATGGGATAGTAATGTATACCCTGTATGTGAAAGATTTCCTTGTACTAGAGAAGAATTTAGAGGAGCATGGGAAGATAGATTTACTTATGACTATATTAAAAGCCAATATAATGTAGCTCTATCTACAGGTCAGTTAGCTTCTTTTTATCAAGAGTTAATGCTAAGACTTACCTCAGAAGACTCTAAGTTAGTAGCTACTAATGATATACAGTGGTATAAAAAATCTGTTTTACTACAAACTAAAAACTTCTATAATTTTTATATTACAACAGACTTTGCTACATCAGCTAAACAGTCTGCTGATTATTCTGTAATATCCGTATGGGCTATCAATAGTAACGGTGACTTCTTTTGGGTTGACGGCCAATGTAGAAGAACCACCATGGATAATAATATTGATAAGCTATTCCAATTAGTCCAAAAATACCAACCACAGGCGGTAGGTGTAGAGGTAACTGGACAACAAGGTGCGTTTATACAATGGTTACAGAAAGAAATGATGCTAAGGAATATCTGGTTCTCATTTGCTACCTCAGGTAACAATAATGCACCCGGTATACGTCCTGTAGCAGATAAACTATCAAGATTTAACTTAGTAGTACCTTGGTTCAAAGCACATAAAGTTTACTTTCCTGAAGAAGATAAAGATAACCCTATACTCAAAGAATGTATGTTAGAGATAGGATTAGCTACCTCAGATGGTTTAAAAGGTAAGGATGATTTCTTAGATACTATATCTATGTTAGCTTATATGAAGATTTGGCGACCTTCTGAAGCTCCTATACCTAAAGACCCAGATAATAGTGGCATATATGATGAAACAGAACCAGAAGAAACTAATAGAATGGACTCTTATATTGTATGAAACTATCAGAAATATTAACTCTAGTTTTGTATAGGAATGTTCTTAATACTTGTTATGTAGATAGTAAAACTCATCAATTTAATGAGGATAAACTACCAGCTATTATTACATTTCTAAATGAAAGTCTATTAAAGCTATACAGTAAATTTACTTTAAAGGTAGATTCAATTTGGGTTCATTTACAAGAGAGTAGAGTAAATTATCCTTTAACAAAAGAACATATCATACCTAATTGGGAAGAACCATCATATGATAAGTATCTATGGAAAGGATTTGAAGAAACATTTAAAGATGATGTTATAAAGATATTAGATGTATATGATAATAAGGAAAACAAACTTCCTATTAATGACCCAGAAGAATTAATGTCAGTATATACACCTATGTACAACATCTTAGAAGTATCTTCTAGGTTTCCTACTCAAGTACTTAATGTAACTTATCAGGCGGCTCCTGATAAGATTGTATATAGCCCAGACCATGATACTGAAGTATATTTACCTGATTTACTTGTAGGAGCTTTGGTAGCTTATACAAACTATCTTATTTTTGCTTCTATTGGTTCTCCTGCATCTATGCAGCAAGCTCAGGTATTTTTAGCTGAGTATCAGAACATATTGGATGAACTAATAGAGACTGACTCTATTAATCCACAGTATTCTACTAATACTGAGAAATTTTATAAAAGAGGATGGTGCTAATGTATTACAAGCAACCTTATGGAGACCCTACTGCTTCTGTTGAAGTAGATAGAGCATTAGGTGTCTCTTATACAGTTGTTAAAGAAGTATATAATCAGTTAGATTTATTAAAGTCATACAAAGAATCATGGACTGCTTTAGCTGATTATGATAAGTCTTTAAAAACTTTAAACACTACTCTTAATACTATATCTAATGCTAATAAGCTTGGTACCTTTATAGGTCATGATATGGGTAGAGTAGGCGTAAAACCAACTAAAGAAATGTTTACAGGTGAGAACTTTGCATCTGCTTTGACTCGTAGTTGGGATAATATTAACAAAGTAGCAGATAATATTACTGATGTTAATAGAATAGCTTTATACCTTAACTGTATTAAAGCTTTAGCTTATATTACAGACCAAGTAGAAAAAACTGCTAATAATGTAGATGCTATTAAAGAGCTTAACTCTAACTTTGATGTATTTAATAGAGTTTACCTAAACTTACAGGAAGTTCTTAAAGTAGAAGGTAACTTAGATATTATTACATCTGTTAATACTGCTATTGATACTTATGCAGATATACAGGCTAATATTGAAGTATTCCAGCATGTGCATGAATACTTACATACCTTAGCTGCTATTAATGCTAACTTATCTATCTATGAGAAAGCTAATCTTAATCTTAAAACTTACCTAGAGATTCTTGAGTTTAGATATGAGATTACTAATCTATCAGATAATATTAACAACATTAAGACTGCTGCAGAGATAGTAGAAGAGCAGAAAGACTTAGTACAGAAGTTTACTGCATTATTAACTATTAAAGATGATATTACTAATGTAAGTAATATATCAGAAAGCATTAAAACATTAAGTGAAAACACACCATTATTTAATGTTCTATATGATAACTTATCAACATACATTAGTGCAGTACAGAACTTAGATTCTATTAAAGAATGTAACTTAAACCGTGAACCTTTACTAAATTCTATTAGTGAAGTTAAAAAACAAATAGCTAAAGTTACTTCTGATATTAATACTCTGTATCCTTATATGGACCAGACTACTAAGTTCATTGATACCTTTAATAGTAACCTACCTTCTAATGCTTTATTAACAGACCAAGACAACAGAATTAATGTATTACTTGGTTCTATTAAAAAGACTGACTTAGATACTTATACTCAAGAGTTTACAGCTCCTTCTAATGGTTGGTTTGTTAATTACTATTATGGTGAAACCAAGCCTAACACAGAAGATATTGAAGCTGAGGTACATGAATCTATTACTAAACATGATATTACTGTAGTACTTAAGTTAAAGAAGCCTCAGGGATACTTTGATGATAATATGCAGTTATATGCAGCTAAGGGTACTATTCTTACTATTTCTGCTAAGAACTTAAAATCATTAACAGGTAAAGTACAGTTTATTAAAGAAGCAGGAGATGAGTAATGGATAATCAAATAAAACAAAACATTAAAACTACTCTCTCTAATCAAGAGATTGAACCAATAGGTGTATATGACTTTAGGTTACGTCAGGCACACACAGCAGATATACCTAAATTTAGGGGACTATCTGGTCAGCTAACCATTAACCCAGATGATAAGAATAGACTATCTGTATGGAAAGGTACTGAGTTAGGTCAGAAAGAGGATGTTCCTTTTATATCTGATTTACAAGACGGTTCTATTGCAGCTAGGTTTAAATATGTAGATGAAAACATTGTACGTGCTGATATATCAACAAAAACATATGTTATTGACCCTACAGTAAGTCATAAATTCTTCTTCAATGTAAATACACCTAATATCTTATTTAAGTTTGCTGATACTTTTGATAAGCAGTCATGCTTAACAATTACCTTATACTTAACTAATATTAAAGAAGGAACCAAGTACACTTTTGATACTACTCAAGTAGATTGGTTAGGTGATGTATCTAAGCTAGACTCTAGTATTGGTGCTTTAAATATAGTTACTTTATCATTTAATGGAACCAGATGGGTAGCATATAGTTTAGATAGAACTATTAATGATAGATACACCTTACGCTCTGTAAATGAGGCTATAGTATCTAATTCTAGATTACTAGGATGGTTCCTACCTCAGGGTTCTACTAATGGTGAAATATCTGATAAGTATGCTTCTAAGACATCTATTCCTGATTTATCTGATGAAGACTTAAATAACATAGCTAGAGTATCTGCTTCTATTTATGATGTTATTGATGTATCTGCAGGATTAGAAGATATACATATCATTGAAGACTATTTAGAAGTTATTAAGAAATGTGCTAATAGCATTGATAATATTAATGCAGTAGTACCTCATATCTATACATTAGCTTGGATTAACTCCCACTTAGAAGTTATGACAGCTATCCAACAGAACAAAGACAATATTAATATTGTTGGTTCTAATATTAAGAGTGTTAATACTGTAGCAGATAATATTGATATTATTAAGAATCTTAATACAAACTTACCTGCTATTACATTAGTTAATTCTTATAAAGATGCTGTAATTAACTTATCAGCTAATACTGATAGTATTCAAGCTATTAATGATAACCTAGATGCTATTAAGACTATCAATACAAACATAGAGCATGTAAATACTGTAGCTGGTTCTATTAATAACATTAATACTACAGCTATGAATATTGATGTAATTAATAATTTAACATTATCTATAGATAATGTTAATGCTGTATATAAAGCATTACCTCAGATTATAAATACTATTAATAATATGGATAATATTACTAATATCGGTAATTATATTAATAAAGGTATTATGCTTCGTACTGAGCTTAAAGACTCTTTAACTAATCTATATGAGTCTACTGATGCTAATAAGTTATACTTAGTACCTGCATCTATGACTGAATCTATTTAAGGTGGTATATGTCTAAATTTAAAGTAACTAATCCTGATGAACCAATCGAAATTGATTTATATCAGGATATTCCTTCTAAAGACCCTGATACAGGTATAGACCAAGTAGATGGTGAAGGTAATATTCTTGTTAAGAGATATGTTACCCGTTCTATTAATTCTAAAGGTATTGCTAATATTAAAAATGCTTTACCTCAGATTAATACTAATAAAGAAGCTATTGCTGCATTAGATAAATATGCTAAAGATAATGTAGCATCTATTACCAGTGACATTGGTTCTATTAATGATAACCTGTTAGGTACTCAGACTGATTTAAGTGATTTAACTCAGACTGTTAGTGTTCTTAAGGGTAAAATTAATGGTATTCAAGGTATTGATATTGATATTGTTCAAGCTGATGTTGATGCTCTGAAAAAGTCTGCTTATTTAATTACAGGTGGTGTATTAAAGGGTGATGTATCTATTCAGACACCCAACACAGCAGTGCTTACTTTAACTCCTTCTGGTTCTTCATCTTATGCTTCATTTTCTACTAATAATGATGTATTAGATTGCACTACTACATGGGGTAAAGTATTTAAAGTATCAGAAGAAGGTAAATACTTCTATGGTTTAGCTGATAAAGCTACCCAAGATGCTTTAGGTCAAGATATTGCTGATAATTATATTAAAGATATTACAGGCGCTAACGCTACATTAATCATTACTAAGGGAGCAGGTACTACTTCTATCCTTAACATTAATAATGTATTACAAGCACAGAAGGCAATAGCAGATAAGAATAATAATGATATTGCTACTACATATGCTACCAAAACAGAAAACACTTCTAGTTTAGCTTCTGCTAAAGCATATGCAAATACTAAAAAGAATGAAGCTATTGTTAGTGCTAATGCTTATACAGACCAAGAGAAAGCTAAGTATTTGCCCTTAACAGGTATTGCTGCCCATGCTAAATTAGCTGATAAAGCTACAACAGCTATAAATGCAGACCATGCCACAAGTGCTGGTAGTGCAACTACTGCTACTAATGCTTCTCATGCAACATCGGCTGACAGTGCAACAAACGCTTCTCATGCAACAAATGCAGATAAAGCAACTACTGCTACTAATGCTTCTCATGCAACAAATGCAGATAATGCAACTACTGCTACAACTGCTGTTAGAGCAAACGCACTTGCAGGATTTAATTATGTTAAATCACTTGGTTGGGGTATTCAAACGGGTACACCTGTTATGGGTATGGATATTAATGGTTGTTCATTAGGTTTTAGACAAAATTGCCCATCAAGCGGTAAAGTATCAATGGTTATTGATGGTTATATTTATCAAAATGAAGGTAAATATCAAGTTATAGATACTAATACCATTAACTCACATAACTTTGCATCAGGTGTTATAGTATCAGGTTATACAATTACAGTAGGTTAAAATATGGCTAAATATAAAGTAACTAATTTAGATGCTCCTATAGAAGCAGATTATTGGGTAGATATTCCAATTAGAGACCCAGATACCAATAAAGATATGGTAGATGAGGAAGGTAGAATCCTAGTACAAAGACATGTTACTAGAACTGTTAAACAGAAAGAATATCAAAGTATTATAGATAAAGTACCTACTTATGATAACTTAGTAACTTCCTATAACACTTATGTAACAGAGAATAATAAGCAAGTTAAATTAATCTCTGAGAAGGCTACTACAGCTACTAATAATGTAACTAAACTTACAGAAACAGTTAATAATCATGACTCTCAAATACATGCTTTGTATACTAAGATTAATGCTATACAAGGTATTGATATAGATGATTTTAAGTTAGTAACTGAAACTAATATTAAGAATATTAAAAACAGTTATTTACCTTTAGCAGGCGGTACTCTTACCGGTGCTGTTACTATAAATAATAACCTTACAGTTACAGGTACAGTTACTTCTACATTTCATGGTAATCTAACAGGAAATGTAGTTGGTAATGTTACAGGTAATATTACTGGTTCAGCTAAATCTGCTACTAATGATAGTAGTAATAGAAATATAGTTAATACCTATGCTCTTAAAGGTAATTACCCTGATAGAATTAAATTTGGATGGGATACTACCCATAAAAATTATGTAAATGTTACAGTAAATGTAACTACGTGGGGACTTATTACTACAGGTAATATTAGTGTTCAATCAGTAAATCATGCTAAAACATCTGATAAAGCTACTAATGCAGATTCAGCTAAAAGAGCTACTTCAGCTGATTATGCTACTAATAGTACAAATGCTGTTAATGCTACTACCGCTGTTAAAGCTACTCAAGATGGAACAGGTGCTACTATTACAAATACTTATGTTAAGCGAACTTCTGGGCAGACTATACCTGCTCAACATAATTTTAGTAATGGTGTTAAAATATCAGGATATTTAGTAACAATAGGATAGTATATGGCAACAATTAAAATTCCTTATGGTGGTACTACTTATCCTTTATTTATGCAAAGTAATAAGATAACTACACCATCTTTAATAGTACATGGACAAGGATACATTCCCTTATATCAAGGTGGTAATATAGGTGACCCTATACTATATGGTGGGGTCCATGTATTAAAAAGAGCACCTATGGTAGTAAGAGGTAATGGTACATGGTATAGACCTACTTGGTATCATGCTCAAATAGGTAAAGCTACCTGTGATGTTTATTATAAAGCTACTCATCCCTTACATGAAGGTACTCAGCAGGTAGATGTATGTACTGGAACTAACATATATGGTGTATGTATATCTTGGGGTAAAAAAACCCAATATAGATACTACTGGGATACTAACAGTAATATTCATATTAATAACTTCGCTATTACTAATGGTGATATGCGTATAGTAATGAATAATTTTACTTGTAATGGTTACAATGTGCTATATACATGGGCTGAATGGTATAGTACTAATAGTAATTGGGGTGGTTGGACAGACAGCCGTAGGACTAACTATCCGGGTCAAGTAGGTTATACATTAAGCGCATCTGCTTCAGGTTCTTATTCATTACAGATTAACATTAATGGTACATGGGTTACTATTAAAACAGGTACTGCCTCATGTAGCTTTAGTGTTCCTATTAATAATGAGAACCAACAGATGGTAAGAGTGGCTTTGAATTTAAGATAATATGCTAGTTAATATAAATATTGATAAATTAAATGCAGAAAACCAAGACATATATAAAGCTTTTGTTACTGCATTTAATTATTTGAATACTAAGCATACATATGTATTTAACTCTGCTGATAAAGCAGAGTTTACTATTAATGTATCTTTAGATTATTTCCCTATTAAATCCATAGATGATTGGATAGACCAAAACAAAGATAAGACTCAAGTAGATATTACTCCTGCGTCTTCTTTAGTTTATAGTAATGGTTATTTATATAAACAAAGTACAAGTGCTTATTTTATATATTTTAAATATCCTATTCTATCTTTACTTAAAGCATCTACTATTACAGTAGAAACCAGTAAATATATACATGATTTAATTTATGTATTAGAGTTTATGTCTCTTGGTTCACCTCATAGTAATTTAATATCTTTAGGTAAACAATTACTTCAATTAGTATTTCCTAATTTATTTATACGTAAAAAACTAGCCTATACAGCTTGTGAACTTATTACAGCTAAACAATATGGGTTTAAATTTATCTTTACTAAGTTAGGTATATTAGAAGAACCAAAACAAGAAGATATAATAGGTAATGTATGCTTTGCTTGTGTTACTTCAGAAGAATATACAGAACCTACTTATGTATTCTTACATAGTATGTTTGCTTTTAATAACATTAAAACATTTAAAGTTTATTATGTTAATGGTTCTGATGAACAAGTACAGGAATATCAAAAAAGAGTTAAAGAGATTTCTCCTAATATAGAAGTAATTAACTATACCTATCATACAAAAGCTACAACCATACTTCATTTTAAAAGAGAATATGTAGATAGTAAGATGTCTATCTTAGATGAGCTTACTCCTTTATATGACCTTACTGTAATGTGTGACTGTGATATTATATGTCAGGGTAGTTTAAAGGGAACTTTACTCAGTGCTAAATTTAAACAAGCTAAAATACTAGGAGTAAAAGACCCTTTAGCTGTAGTTAATAATACTTACTATAGTCCTGTTAAATACATAAATGGTGGGTTTATTATCTATAAAAAAGGTAATTATAAATTTAAGTCTAGATACTCTGCTTGGATTAAAGCCCCACATACAGGTAGCGTAGGCAAATATAATGAACAGGATTTTATTAACTATGAGAACCAAAATGAAATAGATACTGTAATGGATGGTAATAACTTTAATATTCATTTACGCAGTATAGATTTAGATACTAAACCTAAGTTAATTCATTATTATGGTCCAGTTAAACCTTATCAATATATAAGAGATGCTGTATGTAATACCATAATAAAAGTAGCTAAAGGTGAGTATACAGCTCATCTTAACGAGTTAGCTTATTTTTATAGATATTATAACTACGCTATGCAAATTAAAGATAAACTTGATTATTTGTTTATAAAACAATTAGAGTTTATTCATAAAACATCTGTATTTAATGAGTATCATAATAAGATACTAAACTTTTCTTTAGAAATAATGGAGACACCATGCAAATAGAATATTTAACATGTAAATGGGCTAATAAGGAGCATACAGCTGTTCTATTAGAAGGCTTAAAATTAGATGGGGAAGATATAGGAAATTTCTTAGCAGATACTTCTTCAGATATTGGTTCTGAGATTTTACAGTACTTAAAAGATACTAAGACAGATGAACCAATAACAGAATCAGTAAATAGAAATGTAATGCCTACAGTTAATATTTCTATGCAAACAGCTATACAAAATATGACTAAATGGTTTCATTCTTATGTAGATACTGTAGCTCAAAATAGAGGATATGCTTCTGCCACAGATTGTTTATTTAATCTTTTTGCTGCAGATGAAGATATTAAGCATGAAGCTCAAGTATTTTTAACATGGAAAAATAAGGTATTTGAAATATATCGTTCTTATATAAAAGATTTTAATAATGCTCAAATATCTATTTTAGATTTTACTACTGAAAACTTATTAGCTAAGCTCCCAGCTTTAAATTGGGATGCAGACAATACTCTTGATGAACTTGGTTCTATTTTTGGTACTCAAGAAGTTATACAAGAAACTAATTTTATTAGTGTTAAAGCTAGAACCTCAGAAGCAGTAACAAAACAGTATCTAAAACTTAAGAGTGTACATTGTACAGATATGTATTTTAAATCCAGTATTAGAGATATATATGTTAATGGTGATTTAACAGCTAAAGCTAATATTGAAGCCTTATTAAGTACATTAAAGAAAGATACCGATAAGGTTACTTTTAAATCTTATAGTAATTTCTTTGTAGAATTAACTAAGAAAGAATTAACTATTATTTATAAAGAATTGTTACAGAATCAATTAAATGTTACTAAAATCTATTGGAATATACAGAACCAAATAACTGAAGCTACTAATCTGGCTCTATTAAATAGAATAGACACGAATATTACTATTTCTAATTTTGGTACTGTAGATGAAGCTTAAAGTTTATAAATCATATAATTACTATAAAATATTTGGAAAGTATCATGGAAAAGTGTGCTGATATAAAAGAAATATCTTTTGGAATTGTAACTACTTTAAGATGTAATTTACATTGTACCAATTGTGTATTTGGTTGTTATAACAATAATACATGGGACTGTGACCCTTATGTTACATTTGAAACAATTAAAAAATTAGTAAAAATAAAACATACAAATACATTAGATATAACTATTTCAGTAGCTTTATTAGGAGGAGAACCTTTACTTTCTCCTGCCTTTTGGACTTTAGTTGATTTAATAGCTAAAGAAGATTACTTAGCAGACCATGTAGGTATTGTCACTAATGGTTTGCTTTTACCTAAATTATCTTTAGAAAAAATAGATAAATTAATAAAAAGTAGAATGAAAATGTTTATATCTGTATATCCATTAAAATATAACTATACTAAGTTATTTAATTATATACAGAGTATAGGTTTAACAGCTACAAATGTAATTTCAGATATACAAAAAAATTTAAAAGAAACAACAGGTATACAGAAGTATTTTTATAGTCATAGCTATCGTGATAAACCTAGGGTATTAAAAGAAAATTGGGATAATATTAAAGACTGTAGGTCAGTGACCAATGGTTTAATATGTACTGGTATTATAAATAATAAAATTTATTATTGTACTAATATGATTGACGTATTAAACAATCAAACATTTAATAAATATAAACATATAAAATTAAAAGAACCAGCTGATTATATTTCAATATCTAAAATTGATTCTATTAAAGATTTTATTACATATTTAAGAGGATGTTATTCTTTATGCCCATTATGTGGTGATGGTTATTTAACTCCTTGGACATCTCCAATAAAGGTAAAACAAATATGACAATCTTACTATCTTCATTAGCCATAGGTAGTGCTGTATATAAAGACTTAGCTTATTTATGTATACAATCTTTTAAGGAATATAAATATCCTTATAAATTTATATGGGAATTTTTAGTAGAGAACCAAGAAAGTAAAGAAGACTGGTTAAATTTACTTAAACCTTTAGAGGAGTCTTGGCTTAAATTTAAGGTAAGTGTATTAAAAAATAGTACAGTAAACTTAAATACAGATAAGTATGTTAATAAAAAATTCTGTGGTTTTACAGCAGCTAAGTGTTTTATAAATAGAATTAAATATTTACAAGATACAGCAAAAAAGAAAGAGTTTGATTATATGATAACTCTAGATTTAGACTTGCTATTTATTAAAAATATATCCCCCCTTATAAAAGACTTTATAGATAGTAATGCTATTTATGGAGGTAGGCAGGAACCTTTAGGTAAAGTCTATAATCAACAAAGACTTGTATATATTAATTTAGGTATCGGTTTTATTAATTTAAAACGATTTCCTTTAAATATATGGGAAGAATTTATTAATAAATCACATGGAGCAGAAGATTATTTTGTTGTTCATGACCAGTCTGCCTTATGTCACTTAATAAAGGATAAAGATAAATGGATACATAATGATTTACAGTTAGTGGTACATGCTTTATGGCATCCTGCTTTTAGAGCTAAAAGAAACTACTATGTTATTCACTTTACTCCGGGATACTTATTCTTTAATAAAATTAAAGATATAAAGTATTGTACTGATATACGCAACACAGTAGTACTTAAATACTTTTATTTATACTATAAACACTATCTTAAATATAAAGACCATATATCTAAGCAGACTCAAGAAATAATAGAGCATAATAATAAAGTAATTACTTTATTTAATAGAATGCCTCATATACAAAGTATGTATGATAAATACCTTATCTAATTAATTACTCATTCGCTGAATTTCTTTTAGTATCGTGACTTTATCTATTAAAGGAACACCAAAACCTTTAAAGTTATAACATATGTTACTTTGGTAATTATCTTTAACATTCCATAAAGCTTTAACTTCTGATGTTTTAATAGGTACAGAAGCCAGCATAGCTTTATGAATACCATTATCAATACAATGTTGTATATCCTGCTCTAAATATCTGACAGGATAAAGCTGATAAGTACCGCCATTATAGAAATTAAAGTTACCGTGTATAAAATCATATACCATTCCTTTTTTAGCTTTAGTACCAAAAGTCATACCTAGATACATAATATATAAAGAAGTATGTTTAATTCTACATACTTCTTCCATTAAATTATTAAAGTATTGTCTATTACGACCATAATCAGTAGTAGGGTTAAGAGTATCATTAGAAGAAATAATTACCATTGTCTTAATACTCCTAAAATATTTAATGATATTCCTAACTAATGACAAACACTTATCTAAATCGTTAAGTGGTTCTCTATTAGCTAAATATTTAACACCAGAAGGCGCAGCTATAACTAATTTATCTACATCTATTGGTTCTGAAATATCTTGCCAATTTTTACTATTTAGTTTTAAATTAAACTGGTCTTGGTTCAGAGAAGAACCAATAAAACCAGTATATCCAATTAACACATTCATTTGAGGTATCCTATGATTAATGGTAATCCTACATCTACTGATGAAGCTAGAGAGCTAGCTTCTCATAATAAAGTAGAACATAAAGCAGACCCAATCCCTAATAAGCAACCTACTACTACAGACGAAGCTAGAGAGTTTGCTCGTATTGCTAGAGACCATGCTCGTCCTAATGATAAGCCATCTACAGAAAAGCCTCCTAAACATATTACTAATACTGATGAGGCTAGAGAGGCATCTAGAATTAAGTAACTTAAAAAGGCTCTTCGGAGCCTTTTAAATATTATCTAAGTTCTTTAATATACTAAATACATTAGGTAGCTTACCTGCAAATACTGTATAAATATTTTTATCTACTTGAGTAAATAAAGCCTGTCTAGTATTAGTAGATAAGAATTTAGTAAATTCCTTTCTATCTCTATAATACATATTTACTTCAGGTATGTAATGATGAACCAACTGTAGTACTCTATCCCATTCTATCTCTATAACTGAATTATCATAATAAACATTAGTAGCTATAAGAGACTTAGTTATATCTTTCCTTGGTTCTCTATGTATCATAGTATTCCAATATGAACCATCTACTACTGCATGTACATCATTAGGTAGATTATCTTCAAAATAGTAGATATGTTGTTTAACTGCCTTCATATCTAATAGTTCATATCCACTACTATTTAATATAGGATTAATACCACCATAAGCACAAACAATAACTTTATCAAAATGATATGTACCATGGTCTGAACATACATCTATACCTGTAGATAAGTTCTTTAACTTATAGGCATGAGCACATTCAGGAGCTTCATTTAATGTATTAAGTAAATGGTCTAGTAAGCCTTGAATATTTATAGAATATTCTTTAGCTTTAAAGATACCTTGTACATTAGCTGTATTTACATAGTCTAATTTACATGGTTTAACTCTAAGTTTGTTTTCTTTGGCTAGTTTTTTAAATAAGTCAAAGGATACATTAGAGTTTTTATCTACTAGGTAGTAGCTATTAAAATCCTTGATAATAAAGTCTTTATACCATTTATAAAAAGTAGCCCCATTCTTAATACAGCATTTTAAATCTGATAAAGACCTAGAATAGAACATACCATTATGCAATCTAGCCTGACAGGCTTGAGATGCTTTAGGTTGATTAGTATCTAATACTCTTACATAATAGCCTTTACGGGTTAAATAACTGGCTATAAATAAGCCATAAAAACCACCACCAATAATACCAACTCTAATCATAATTCTATTGTTACCCTCTTTAATTTATTTAAGTAAGGTATGTATTTTATCAATAAATTAGGTGTTACATGACAATTAACTACATCACCTTTAATAAGTAATGGAGATTCACCTATAGCTTCTAAGCAAGGTAAACATACATGAGCTTTTAAAGGATTGTATTTATTAATATCAGCAACACAGCTAATACCTGTATTAGCTATTGGTTCAAATAGTAGTTCTTTATGATATCTATGAGCTATAGATTGTAATTCAGTATAAGTAGTTTCTTGTTCTATAGCTGGTCTATATCTACCTGAACCAAGCATAAGATACTTAACATCGCATTCATCAGCTAGTTCACATGCTTCCATTACTTGGTCTTCAAAATCATGGTCTTTATAAAATAAAGAACCAATACAATACATCTTAAATTGTTTAGCTACAGCTTTACAATTAGGTCTATTAACTCCTTCTATAAATGAGAAGTTAATATAGTTATGTAAGTTATATAGACGCTTAAATACAAGACGAGTATTGTCATCCCATAACTTAGTTGTAGTAATGCCTATTTTCATATTAAAAACGCTCGTAGATTAAAATTAAAAGCTAAGGTGATAAATTACCTTAGCTTATTAGTAATGTCTCTGTATGATGAGATTTAGTGGATTCCTGACGATTTATATTAAACAGTTTTGTTAACTTTTATTTGTTTTTAGTACCATGAGATGCTTTAATATTTTCAAAGTTTTCTTCAATATGTTTCTGAAATATACTTTCAATGTCATGCACCTGTTCTTTTGTGATAACCTGTTTAGTTACACAATCTAGCATTGAAGAGTTCATTATATTTGATAGCTTTAGTGCAATATCAGAATTAGCTGTAAAGACACTAGCTAACATTATTAATGCAAATATAAATCCTAAAATTCCTCCAATAAATATGCTAATAATATTATCCATTATTCCTCCTAATATATTTATTATTCCTGACTATTTAAAATCAGTATGTATATGTAATTCATTATTATAAACATACATTGTAGTTACTTTACGATCTAATAAAGCTTTAATTGCTTTACGTCTCTTTAAAGTACTAATAGAACCAACACCAATAATATCATCTGAGAACCAAATAACAATTTGTTGGTCTTTATCTAATACAGGAATTAAATCATTTAAGGTCATAGTTAAAAGCCTCATGTTTTAAATGTGGTCTGAAGTTTACACATTTACATTCTTCAGTATGTTCAAATGAACATTTGTTTTTATAACGATGATAATCTAATACAATTAAAGTAAAGTTTATTAAAAAACAGACTATTACAGTAATAACACAGGCAAGAAATAAGTGCCATAATGCTTTATTTTGGTTCATAGATATACCTCTTTACCCGGAATAGCACAAATAAAGTCTTCCTTTATATTTTCTATTGTATTAAGGAAAGATGTTAATAAAGAATCATCAAATTGTGAGTTATCTGTGATAGACTGTCTACCATGCTCCTGTAGCATGTTTAAGATGTTAATAATATCTTCACGAGTATAGTATGGTTGGTTAAAAGTCATTAAATAATCCTTAAGAAGGTTTATATGCTTGATAGCAATACTCCTGCTAAATTTATATCTTTTTTATATGAAAACTATCTAGTAAGGTTTCATATACATTCTGTGAATGGTACTCTTTGGGTAGTAGGTAAAGATATATGTAATATCCTACACATTACTAACCCTAGTTATGTAGCTAAAATGCTACCCAAAGAGAGTGTATGTAAACATAAGATACAGACCATTAAAGGATACCAGAATATCTTATGATTTAAAGTAGATAGCCTTTCATATATTAAAAATAATTTATATTTACAAAGTTTTTTCTATTGGTTAGATACTCAAATCAAAAGTAAGCTAACTACCACAACAGAAAGTTCAGTTGTACTAAGAGAACCAATCTTAGTAGAACGTTCTGACCTTAAAGCCTTGCTTAATATAGTTAAGAATTTAACTCAGCAATTAGAGCTATAAAATATTAGCCTTATTAATTAATAATACATACCTTTATTTATGTAGGTAATTCTGCCTATGTAAATAGAGGGTTTTATTATGGGTGATTATGCTAGTAAAGGCTTAGCCAACGGTGTTGGTATTCCTGCTTTAGTTCTTGGTTCTCTTGGCTTCCTTGGTTCTGGTGGATTAGGTGGTCTAGGAGGTTTATTTGGTAATAATTCTGCTGCTATGGCTTCTATGGCTGGCAATGCTGCTGTTGCAACATTGGCTGAAAAAGACGCTCAGATAGGTCAGTTAAAAGCTGAGAAATATACTAATGATGAGGTAGCTAAAACTTATATAGCTTTACACTCTGAAATTGGTAAAGTCAGTGACAAGCTTAATGATTATGCCTTAGCTAGTGAGCGTAGATTTGGTAATATTGAAGGTCAAGTATCTGCCTTAGCTCAAGCTACTAATTCTGCTATTGCAGGTATTAATAATACATTAGGTGGTATTACTAAGACTATTGTAGCTAAAGAAGCTATCTGCCCTGAGTACATGAATAGATATAACTCATGGACAGCGCCTACTACTCCAGCAGCTTAGTAGAGGTAAATTATGCAGATTACTACAGAACAATTTACTCAAGCAGTTGAGAAATGGATTGATAATGATTTAGCTAATAAAGGCTCAGTATGGCAAAAAGGTTTATTAGTATTTTTAGTGAACCAAGGCAGACCTAAGCTAGAACAGCTATTAAATTCAATGCAGATAGTAGCAGACAGTCAAGGTAAGTTTGATGTAGATAATCTGCATAAGAATATGAAATTAGCTTTACATAGAATGGGTGATAGAGCGACTATTCCGCTTATTAATTACACATTTGATGAAGTTGATTTAGATAAAATCTTTAATTATTTAAGGAGCAATGATGGAAATTAGAGATGCAGATACAGGTATTTTACCTGTATTACTTAAAGAAGCTGAGCATATGGCTATAGGTACTATAGATTGGATTTATAGAAATAACCAAGAAGAGGAACACTTAACATGTGAAGAAATGCATAATGTTAAGAAAAGTTTACAAGTATTATGCTTAGTCCATGAATTAAAACAAGCACACAAGATGTAATATAATAGGGCAGTAACAATTTACTGCCCTATTTATGTCATACGTCATTACTAGGAGGTCATGTGAAAACTTCTTTTGGAAAAGCTATAGAATTTATTAAAGAACATCCACAGTTTAAACTTAAAGCTCCTTACTGGGATGATTCATATGTTGAATGGGAGTGGTCATCAACCACCACAACAGATGCTACAGTAACCAAATTAGTTAAAGTAAATAATAACTCTAAAGTAGAATGGACACCAACTACTAAAGATTTAATCAATGAAGATTGGGAAATATTTACTGTATAAATAAGCCCTCCTAAGAGGGCTTTATTATAAAGTTGGTATCTAAAGTATAATATTACTTACCAGTAGAACCAAATCCCTTGGTTCCTCTATCTGACTTACTTAGTTCATTATCAAACTGTTCAGTAGTAAAAGATACTAAAGGTAGAATTACTAACTGAGCAATTCTATCTCCTTTATGAATCTTATGGCACCAAGCCTTCATATTTACTTTAACTTCACCTCTATATCCAGAATCAACAGTACCATAGGCTACAGTTACACCTTTAGCACTTAATCCAGAACGAGGACGAATATCACCTACACAGCCCTTAGGAATTTCCATAGCTATACCTGTCTTAATTAAAGTAGGTTTATTAAAGACAAGCCATGTATCCTCTACAGCATATAAATCATATCCTGCATCTGTAGGATGAGCTTTAGTAGGTATAACAGCATCAATATGAAGAGCTTTAAATTTTAAAATTTTCTTATTCATCATTTCCTCAGAAATATAATATTTTGATTTGAACTACCTCTAAATGGGAGGTCTTCTTTTAGATGTTCTATATAAGGACCATCTACTAAAGTATCTATATAATTTAATATAGGATTACTTTTAATGGTTTTATAAGTCCTACCAGTCCAGAGCCAAATTGTCTTATCTGGAAATACTGTATGTACTCCATTAACTAATGATAATACACCAGTTTGATTCTGTGGTTCTAGTGGGTCTCCACCTAAAATACTTAAACCTGTAATATAAGGTTTAGATAAGTATTCATAAACTTTAGCCAAAGTATCTTTAGTAAAAGGTTTACCTGCATTAAAGTCCCAAGATTCTTTATTAAAGCATCCTTTACATTTAAGAGTACAACCTGCAATAAATAAAGAAACTCTAATACCGGGACCATTAGCAGTATCATATTTATTTAATTCTAAGTAATTCATTACATAGATTTCCTATCTTTAATTTCTGCTAATTTACTATCATTCATTCGTGATTTACCATTGATGTTACTATAGCCCAAATAGCCACAAACACGGCTAATAGTGGTAATATTATGGCTACCACATTTAGGACAAGTGATACCACCGTTAGTAAAGCTATTCCCACAATCGCTGCAATAACAGGCATCGAAGTTTACTCCTTGATAAAATCCTAGAGACATACCACGTTCTATAATAGCTTTTACAGCTTCTATATTAGATGGGTTATCTAGTCTAACATATTGAATGTGTCCTCCAGCTACTTTATGGAAAGCTTCATACTCAGTATCTTGTTTTTCAACAGGAGTTATATCTTCTGATACATGACAATGGAAACTATTACTAAAATAATTACCAAACTGAGTATCTCCTGTATATTCCCTATACTGAGTAGCTTGTGTACCACATAAAGACTCTGCAGGAGTACCATACAGAGCATATAGATGGTGGTCTTGTTCTTTATACTTAGCTAATTTAGCTAAGATAAAATCAATTACTTTATTAGCAAATATAGCTTTGTCTTCATAAAGTGATTTACCACACCACAACACGGTTGCTTCATTTAAAGCAGTAATACCAAATGAAGCAGTCATATAATCGGTTAAATCTCCTATTTCTTCATCAGGTTGTTTATAACCGTTATAGAAACCTCCTTGAGTAAAAGCTAAAGGATTGGTAGATGCTTTAGTATGTTTAATAATTTCATATCGTTTACAATGAAACTCTCGTATTACCTGTAATCTATCAGCTAATAAATTCCAGAAAGCATCCTTCCATGATGTACTAAATTCTTTTTTAGCTATAGCTATAATTAGTGGGATATTAAGTGATACTGCTCCAATATTACATCTACCTACTGTAACTACTTTATTAGTCTTTGGATCCATCCAATGGCTTAAGTAGGCACGACAGCCCATAGGACTAATAATCTTGTTATATAGGTGATATTCCATACCTACTTGGTTCTGTTCTATATTACCTGTAAGGCTTAAGTAATCAGGATACATACATTGTGCACTGGTTTTTACTGCTTCATTAAATAATTTAGCAGACCATGTATCTTTTTCTATCTGTGTCTTATCATATAGATAAACTAATTTAGGAAATACTACAGGTACACCATCATAACCATGTCTACGAGTCTCTAACATAGTAGAACCAATCCAATATAACCATTCCTTATCAGAATCTGATAAAGAATAATCCCATTGACCAAAGGTTAATGTAGTAAAAGCAAAATCACCTCTACTTGACGGTACAGTATTAAGCTTTAACTCTAAAGATTGAAAACCTTGTCTTAACTCACGTAATGTATCTTCCTTGGCTCTTTTAGCAGGATCTTCTACTTTATATTCTGTATATTTATTTAGATAGTAATTAAATGATTTATTTACATAGTAAAGTAATACTTTATCTATCTCTGCTAAAGTAAATCCACCAAACTGTTGAGCAGTAGCTACTAAAGTAATATCACCTATTACTTGTAAAGCTGATAGTACTGTTTTTGGTTCTGTATAATTAATACCAGACATTTTAAAGCCACCCTTTAAAACGTTACCAATATCAAATAAACAACAATTTACTGAACCAAAAATCATATCCCTGAGGTCATGGATATAAATATCTCCTCGTTTAGTAAGGAATTTTTCTGTTTTAGAAAGATAAAATTGTTTATATAATTCTTTTGTTAGAGCACCCTTTACAAGTGAGCCTTTTGTGGATACTAAAGAACTATCGAAGTTAGCATTTTCCCTATCACCTAAAAAGATAATTTGGTCTGCATCTTCTTTAAGTTGCTCCCATGATTTAGCATAGGTATTCTTATAGTCTCGGTATTCCTGATAAGCACTAGCTATTAAATTAAAATTATGATGAACTAACTGACTAATAACTATTTCATGTAATTTAGCAGAGGAAATACAATTATCTTTAAGATATTTACCTGCTACTTTTTTACAAGAATTAGCTATAGTAATAGCTTGATTATGAGTAATAGGACAATCAACTCTAGATGCTGCTTTATTAATAGCAGTTACTATTTTTTCATTGTTCCACTCATTAATACATTCTGATTTATTAATTACTTTCATTTAATAAAGGCCTCCAATAAAAATAAAAAAGGACATTCAGTTTAATACTTTTAGGATAAAAAATGATTATATATGATATTATTTTTTGCTCTTGCGCTGGGTGCCTAATTAGATACATAAATTTATATAAATTAAGGCATACCTTAAACTTTGTTTATCTAGTTCTTGATATGTTAGTAGCTGCCTTTATAGGGTATTTATTTTCTAAGCTATATGAGGATATACATTTATCCTACAATGTAGCTTTAGTTACAGCTACTCTATTAGGAAATGCTGGTTCAAGAGCTTTATATATACTAAAACGAATGATTAATCGTTCAGTTCAATTTACATTATTTGATGAGGATACTAGAAATGACAGCACGAGGAATAAGAAACCATAATCCGGGTAATATCAGATTAGGCACTAAGTGGAAAGGTTTAGCTGATAAGCAAACTGACCCATCATTTTGTGTGTTTAAATCTAATACCTATGGCTGCAGAGCTTTACTTAAGTTATTAAGAACTTATGTAATTAAATATAAATGTAATACCATTACAAAGATTATATCTAAATGGGCACCTGCACATGAGAATAATACATCTGCCTATATTCTTTATGTAGCTAATACATTAGGAAAAGGCACAACAGAAGTTCTTAACTTTAATAAGGCTACTTATATTAAATTAGCTAAGGCCATTGCTTATCAGGAAAATGGTACTGATGCTAAGATAATTAATGAATCTACTTGGGATGAAGCATATGCTCTTATCTAAATGGTTAGTACCTGTTTGTATATTATCTTGTCTTGGTTCCTTTATAATAGGTTATCATGAAGGAACTTCTAGAGTAACTGCCCAATGGAACCAAGCTAAGAATAAAGAATATGCTTATATTACTAAGTTACAACAGGAGTATCTAAATAAAGAATCTCAGTATATTACTGAGATTAATAATTTAAAGGTATCATATGATAAAGTTAAACAACAGTATACGAATAAGCTTACTGAGCTTAAGTCTACTTATACTGTGCAGTTGCAGCAGTCACAGCAACGAACAGAAATATATAAACGTAAAGCCCTCTCTACCTCCGGATGCTCAAGTCTTGCAGATTACACCTCAAGACTCGACAGAAGTCTTACAGAAGGCAGAAATTTGGTTAGAGAACTCAGAGAATTTATTAAACTCAGAGATAACCAAATAGAGTATATACAGCATATTTATAAGGCAGAGCATAAAGTAAATGACTGATAATGATTTAATGCAACCTAAGAAAATAACTGATTGGGAAAATGAGCCTACTGTAGAAGTTCTAAAAAGAGATTTAGAAGCCTCTAAGCAGGCTCATTCAGTACAAACAGCTAAAATTATTAAATGGAATGATGTAAGAAATGTCACTGGTAAAAGTAAACCGCCTAAAGTTAAAGGTCGTTCCAGTGTTCAACCTAAACTTGTTAGAAGGCAGGCAGAATGGCGTTATCCTGCTTTATCTGAGCCATTTCTTAATTCTGATAAGATATTCCAAGTAAACCCTCGTACCTTTGAGGATTTAGAAGCTGCTAAGCAGAATGAGTTATTACTTAATTATCAATTTGATACTAAACTTAATAAAGTAAAATTTATTGATGAATATGTAAGAACTGTAGTAGATGAGGGTACCTGTATTATACAAGTAGGTTGGGATAGAGTTACTACTAAAGAAAAACAGGTAGTACCTGTATATAGTTACTATCCTGTAAATGATGAACCAACTATGCAGATGCTTAATAATGCTATGCAATTAAAACAAACTAATCCTAGAGAATATGAAGAAAAATTGGATGATGTTGTTAAAGCATCTATAGAATATAGTCAGCAGAATGGTGGTGAACCAGTAATAGCTGAAGAGGTTGGTTCTCAAGAAATATTAGTAGATAAAGTATTAGATAATAAACCTACTTTAGAAATATTAAATACTATGAATGTCTATGTTGATCCAACATGTAATGGTGATATAGACAAAGCTTTATTTATTATTAAGTCTTTTGAGACTAATCAAGCAGAATGTAAGAAAGCAGGTATTTATTCTAATTTAGATAAAGTTAATTGGTCAGGTAATAACCCTAATTCAGATGGTGACCATTTCACTAATAGTGAAGAAAACTTTAATGAGGATTTAATACGTAAAAAAGTAGTAGCTTATGAATATTGGGGCTTCTATGATATACATAAGAATGGTACCTTGGTTCCTATTGTTGCTACTTGGATAGGTCCTGTAATGATAAGAATGGAAGAAAACCCATTCCCTGATGGTAAACTACCATTTGTAATAGTACAGTACTTACCTGTTAGAAATTCAGTCTATGGTGAGCCTGATAGTGAGCTATTAAAAGAAAATCAACAGATTATGGGTGCTATTACTCGTGGTATGGTGGATATACTTGGTAGGTCTGCTAATGCTCAGCAAGGTTTTGCTAAAGGTATGTTAGATCCCCTAAACAAACGTAGATTTGAGAATGGTGAGGATTATGAATTTAATCCTAATTTACCTCCTCAATCAGGTTATATAGAGCATACCTTTAATGAGCTACCACAATCTGTATTAGCTTATATACAGATGCTTAATGCTGATGCTGAAGCTCTTACAGGTGTTAAATCATTCTCAGGTGGTATGTCAGGTGATGCATATGGTCAAGTAGCTGCTGGTATTCAGGGAACCATAGATGCTGCTACTAAACGTGAAACAGCTATACTTAGAAGATTAGCTTATGGCGTTGCTGAAATAGGTAATAAGATTATAGCTATGAATGCTGTATTCTTATCCGAAAAAGAAGTAATACGTGTAACAAATAAGCAATTTATAGCTATTAAACGTGAAGATATTAAAGGTAACTTCGACCTTAAAGTAGATATTAATACTGCTGAAGTAGACCAAGCTAAAGCACAAGATTTAGGCTTTATGCTTCAAACTTTAGGTCCTAACATGGACCCAATGATTACTATGAAGATTCTAGCTGAAATAGCAGACTTAAAACGTATGCCTACTTTAGCTGAAGAATTACGTAATTATAAACCTCAGCCTGACCCTATAGAAGAAGCTAAGAGACAGCTTGAGGTAGAGGAAGAAAAAGCTAAAGTTAATTTTATTAATCAGAGAGCTAATAAACTTATTGCTGATACCAATAAGGTTAATGTTGAAACTCAACAGCTTGCTTCTGGTTCTACTCAGGCATTTGAACTTGCTAAACAAGCTGCACAGGCTAGAGCTAATCAGAATCTTGAAATTACTAAAGCTTTGGTTAAGAATCGTAAGCCTGATGAAATACAGGGTAATATTGATGCAGGTATTGGTTATAATGCAATTTCTGATAAACTAGCTAATAAGGGATATAATGATAACTTATTACAATATGGTAATCAAGCTACAAGACCTATTAAACCTTTTGAGACTAATGAGAAATTAATGGACCCAATGGCATGATAAAAGATTATGAAGAGTTAAGGAATAAATGTGACAAGGCTATCCAACTAAGGGTAGCCTTAGAACGTTTAGAAACTAATGAAGATTTTAAATTAATTATTAAAGAATGTTTCTGTAATGCTTATCCTGTACGTTGTTTAAATTTAAGTGCACAGACAAATATACCTAAAGATTATAGAGATGCTTTAATATTTAATGCTAGAGCAACTAGTGTTTTACAAAGGTTTCTTGAAACTATCAAGATAGACGCTGATACAGCAACAGAACAGCTCAAAGAGCTTAATTCAATTAATGAGGAAGATAACTAATGGCTGATATTTATAATGCTTCTGATGAAGAAATTATGGCAATGTCTGAGGCTCAAGTAGAGCAAGAAGCTAAAGAAGAGCAATCTAAAGAAGCTTCTGAGGCACCTGATACTAAAGAGGCATCAAATAATGAATCAACTGATAATGCTACACCTTCTACTGAAGAACAAACAGAATCAACAAAAAATGTTGACACTGATGAAAAAGCTGATACAGTTGAAAATAATTCAGAGCCTGAAAATCAAGAGATTGATTATAAAGGCTTCTATGATTCGATTATGGCTCCTATTAAAGCCAATGGTCATACCATACAACTAAAGAACCAAGACGAAGTTATTAAACTTATTCAGCAAGGTGCTAACTATACTAAGAAGATGCAAGAACTTGCACCTTACCGTAAGTTAAATTACATGCTGAAAGATAATGACTTACTTGATGTTAATAAATTATCTTTTTTAATTGATATTAATAAAGGTAATCCTGAAGCTGTAAAGAAATTCTTAAAGGACCATAATATTGACCCTTTAGATATTGATACATATTCAGAGCCTAACTATAAGGAAGGTTCTAATGTAGTTTCAGATAAAGAAGTAGCCTTTAGAGAAGCTTACTTAGGACTAGGTGAATCAGATGATGGTATTAAGTTAAGAGATACTTTCAATAATTATGATGAAAAATCCAAAGACTTACTTGTTGACCATCCAGAATTGATGAATGACTTGTTACAACAAAAACGAGCTGGAATCTACGATAGTATTACTGCTGAGATTGACCGCCAAAAGGCATTGGGTACTTTAAATCCAAGCCTTTCATTCTTAGAAGCTTATAACTTAGTAGGACAACAACTAGCTAGGAACCAAGCACCTTCTAATATTCAGTCTAATCAACCATTAGCTACTCAACCTCGTATGCCTAAGTCTTCATTTAATAATAATGCAAGAGCTAAGGCAGCTGCTCCTACAAGAGCAAATACAAAATCAACAGATACTACCCCAAATTGGCTCTCCATGAGTGATGAAGAATTTGAAAAGAAGTTTGGCGGTACTTATTAAAGGAATTAAATTATGGCAGTAAGCGATTTTTCAGGTTTACAGTATAAAAACCCAGATACTACAGCAGCATCTATTGACTATAATGGTGGTACTGAATCTACTAAGCAGATGAATACCTTCTTCTGGTTAAAGAAGGCTATTATTGATGCTCGCAGACAGCAGGTATTTATGCAGTTGGCATCTACTATTGATATGCCTAAGCATTTTGGTAAGCGTATTAAGGTTTATCAGTATGTACCTCTGTTAGATGACCGAAACAAGAATGACCAAGGCTTAAATGCTAAGGGTGCTCATTATGATAATGGTAATTTGTATGGTTCATCTAAGGATATTGGTACCATTACATCTAAGTTACCTGTATTAGGTGAGAATGGTGGTAGAGTAAACCGTGTAGGTTTCACCCGTTTAGCTCGTGAAGGCTCTATTGCTAAGTTTGGTTGGTTCTATGAGTTTTCTCGTGATGCTTTAAACTTCGATTCTGATGCTGAGTTACAGTCACACTTAGCTAGAGAGCTTATGAATGGTGCTTCAGAGCTTACAGAGGATATGTTACAGAAGGACCTGTTAAATGCAGCAGGTGTTGTTCTATATCCGGGTAAGGGTGCTGTATCAGAGGATTCAGCAGTAACAGGTGAAGGTGCTACACCTACATTAGTAGACTATAAGTCACTAATGCAGTTAGACCAGATTTTAACTGATAATCGTTGTCCTCGTGATACTAAAATTATTACAGGTACTCGTCTAACAGATACTAAGACTATCCCAGCAGCTCGTATTGCTTATGTTGGTTCAGAATTAGTACCTACCTTAAAGGCTATGAAGGATTTATTCGGTAATCCTGCCTTTGTAGAGGTACAGAAGTATGCAGCAGGTACTACTGTATTAAATGGTGAGATTGGTTCTATTGACCACTTCAGATTTGTACAGGTACCTGAGATGCAGCACTGGGCAGGTGCAGGTGCTTCTGTAACTACTAATCCGGGCTATCGTGAGACTGGTGGTAAATATGATATTTATCCTGTCTTAGTAGTAGGTTCAGACTCATTCTCTACTATTGGTTTCCAGACTGATGGTAAGACTGTTAAGTTTGATGTTACAACTAAGATGCCGGGTCGTGAAACAGCTGACCGTAATGACCCTTATGGTGAGACTGGCTTCTCATCTATGAAGTTCTGGTATGGTACTTTAATTAAGAGACCTGAGCGTATTGCAGTTATTAAGACTGTAGCAGCAGACTAATTTAATGTGATAATATTAAACCCGTGAAATCCACGGGTTTATTTATTTATGGAGACTATAAATGGAAGAATTAACTCTAGATGAATTAAAGAACCAAGCTAAAGAATTAGGTATTAAGTATTCACCTAATATTGGTGCAGAAGCTTTACAGAAGAAAATTGCTGAAGCATCTGCAGAACCAGTACAGGAACCACATGAAGAAGTACCTACAGTAAATAATGACATTCCTACAGATGACCCTGTATTACAGCAGGCTCGTATTCGTAAGCATGGTAGAGAAGAAGCTCTAAAGCTAGTACGTTGTAGAATTGCTAATAATGACCCTAATAAAAGAGATTTAATGGGCGATTATTATACTGTAGCTAACTCTGTTATTGGTAAAGTAACTAAATATGTTCCATTCAGAGGTAAAGCTGCTGAATCATGGCATATTCCTATGTGTATTTATAACTTCTTAAAGAGTAAGAAGTATGTAAATATTGGTGGTATTTCTAATGATAAAGATGACTTATCAAATGTAGATAGAGCACAAGAGCTGCCAGAATTTAATATTGAAATTTTACCCCCACTAACACAGTCACAGTTAGATGAGCTTGCTAAAGAACAAGCAGCGGGTAATAGAATTGATTAATAACTACCCCCCTTATAGGGGTTTTTAATAAGAGGCTCTTATGCAGAAACCTACCTTTACAGATTGGTTCACTGATACTAATACTACAGATAATAAGTCATCAGACCAATTATCAGAAAAACTCTATTATAACCTCACTAAATCAGATAACTTTAACTTAGATAATCTACAGATTAATCCTGATGATTTTAGACTTCCTGATGGGTTATTAGATAAGATTATTAACTATAAAGTATCTGCTACTCTTGAAGAAGTAACTACTAAAGACCCTGATGGTGCAGGTGCTTTTGATACCTTTATGACAGCTATTTCTAGACATCTAGAGAAAGAATTTAGTCAAGGACGTATAGTAGGTGCTGATTATAGTAATGCTTATATAGCAGCTATGCAGATGGCTTTACAGCAAGCTGTAGATTTTGTACTTAAAAAAGACCAAGTATATATTTCTACTACTACTGCTCAATTAGCTGCTATTGATGCTGCTAGTGGTATTATTAAATCTAAAATAGCTTTTGAAACAGCTCAGATTCAAGCTTA